TTGTGCTCTTACAAATATTTCAGTTGATTATGCTCCTGATGGAAGTTATATGACTTTTAATGATGAAGCAGCATCGATGACAGCATATAGCATGTCATTACAATTCAGTGAACTTGAACCAGTATATTATGATGATTATGCATCAATACCTACAGACGAAATAGGATTCTAATCATGGCAAACTACTTTAAAAGACTACCAAACATAAATTATCAAAATCTTTTAGAATTAAATTCTCCTGGATTGACAAATGAAACTAAGAATCTTTTTAGAAGAGCAAAACTTAGGGAAGATATTGCAAATAAAGTAACTTTCTTTGAGGATTACTTTATTATTGGTGATGAAAGACCAGATAATGTTGCATTTAAAGTTTATGATGATTCTGATTTGGATTGGGTTGTTTTAATTACTAATAATATACTAAACATCCAAGAAGAATGGCCGATTAGTACAAAGATATACAATGAGTATCTATTGGAAAAGTATGGAAGTTATGAAGCAATTTATGAGACTCATCATTTTGAATCCAAAAGAATACAAAACACTGATGGTGTAACAGTTTTGCCAAAGGGACTTCATATTGATGAAAACTTTAAAGTCGAATATTATGATGATACTATAGAGCAACATGTAACTCTTGAAGATTGTTCTTCAGAAGTAACAAATTTTATGTATGAAGAAAGAATTCAAGAGAAGAAGAGAACAATTAAAATTTTAAAACCAAAATACTTAAACATTGTGTTTGAAGATATTGAAGAGATTATGTCATACAAAAAGGGTTCCACTGGTTTTATCAGCAGAACCCTTAAAGATACAGAATCTATTTAAATATTAGATCACTCTTCTTCAGCAAGTTTCTGGAAGAATGAGAGTGCATCATCCTCTTCTGTGGTTGTTTCCAGAGAAGGTTCAGGTGCAGGAGTTGGAGCAGAATTGAATTTCGGAGTGAAAGAAGTTTCTTCACCACGATTCTGACGACGGAACTCTTCTTCTTCCTCTACAGTTTCCTGATCTTGGAAACGAGGAGTGCCTTTGTTACCTAGAACATAGTCAAGACGCTTCTTTAGATCCTCATAAGTCTTGAACTGGTCTGCTGCAACCAATGCGGAAAGAGAATATTCCTTTTTCCAAAGTGCTTCTAGTGCATCGTCGTCATCAAGAAGAGGACTGACACGATCAAATTCAGAAGAGTCATAGTTCCAGTAACCTGCAACTTTCTTGATCTTCAGTTTGAAGTTAGCACCTTGCCAGAAGTCAAAGGGATTGATTGGTTGCTCGTCTTCAAATTCTGGTTGCATTGCTGCCATGATCTTATCAAAGATCTTCTTACCAAACTTATAGAGGAAGACTTGACCTTCGTTAGAAGGATTTGCAGTATCTTTTACAACATAGATGTTGGCATAATATGACAGTTTACGTTTTTGCTTACGAACAGTTTCCTTATCTGCTTCATTACCACTGTTCCAGAGTTCACGATTATACTCTGATACAGGATCCTTTTGACCGATAGTGGTGAGAGAGTTCTCAATGAACCAACCTCCCTTATCTTGGAAGGCATGGGAGTACATCTTTGCCCATGGGAGATCTTCACCATCAGGTGCGGGAAGAAAACGAATTACAGCATAACCATTACCAGACTTATCAAGTTCTGGTTTCCAGAGACGGTCATCTCCACCACTCCTGGTGCTCATTTTTTCTACTTCCTTGACCAGTTTAGAGGTCAGAGAACCAAGAGATGATTGCTTTTTAAGATTTGAAAAGGACATTCGGATTACCTCGGTGTGTTTGTATTGTGGCTTGTGTGCTCTGCTATTATAGCAGGCATTTTATTTAGTGTCAATCGATTTCACTGATCAATTGCTCTTTAAGATTCCCTATCAACTTTGACATGTTAGCAAAGAGTATGTTCATGTCAACGTCTTCAGGTAGACCCATCATCGTTGCAGAGTCCTGAATCCTCAGTTTCATATTCAATGCATCTGGATCATCTGACAATGCAAGTCTCATATAAAGAATCTTTTGCTTCTCCATAAGTATCTCAAGATCATTAATATGTTTAAGTTTACCCTCTCTATCCAAACTTGGAAATGTAAAGACATTTGAATAGACTTTCTCTTGCAACTTAGAGATATCTTTCATCTCGGTCTGTACTAGTTCTGACTCAAAGAAAGTCATAATACTATCTCCTTTAGTATTTTTTTGTATTTAAAGACATCGATATTTAGAAAGGGAATATACTTTTTAATTCGTAGACTAGTCAATTCCCATACTGGATCTTTCAAAGATTTATCAAAATAATTTTTATATCCTAAAATCTTTTCCAAAATTACTAGTGATTCGATAGAAATATCACCACATAAATGTTTTTTTAAAATGATTGGATGACCATTCTTTACGGAAAATAATGAGTCAAAGTCTTTATTCTCAATGAGACCTTGAACTTCCTCCTTGAAAATATATGATAGAGATTGATTCCTCTTCTGCCACTTATTATAGTTTGTTTGACCAGAACGAATAATTTCACCTATCCATAGAGTTTGTGGGTCATCACAAGAAATGAAGTTAGAAACAAAAAAGTCTCTAACTTCATTATCATCTTTCTGTCTAGAAATTTTTTCAAACCAATATCTATCTTTCCTTTTATAAAAGGAATTTAGAGTTGCTCTAGTCTTTCCACAATATTTGTGATAGTCGAAACTATCTTTCGTGAAATGATTCTTTAGAGCAATATAGGTTTTATAACAATCAAATGGAGTCATCTTTATCATTTTATAAAAAACCCTACGCGTGAAAAATTTTGGGGATTTTTTTGCGACCTTTTTTGGAATTAAAAGTCGATTTTCAAATTGAGAGTTTGGCTCTAGTAGTTCTCTTTAGGAAGTTAAGTTCAATTGCTTCGTACTTAATTTTTTCTTTTAACGGTTTTGAGATTAGTTTAGGAATAGACTCAACATCTATCTTATTAAGTTCACAGAAATGCATTACACTATCAATGTAACTCATATCAGAATTCTTGGTGTAGATTTCTTCAATATCCTGCGACACTTTTACCTGAGAATAGAATTTATTTTCTAGTTCTTTATTTAACTCTTCGTTTTCTTTCTTCGGCATAACATCGGAAAAGATCGATAACATATAATAAAATTAGTTCATTTGTAAATTATAACATTAGATGCACTAAAGGTCAAGAAAGTTTATCTTCGACAAACTTTTTGATATACTTAGCTAATAGACGGATATATTTTTCTTTATTGTACTCCTCATACACTTCCACTTCACCATTCTCACATGACATAATAATTACGAACTTCTTAACTGAGAGTCCAGTCAATTCATGAAGCATACACGCATATGCACAGCATTGAACGAAGTAGTTTTCGATCCATGCTCTGGGTTTGGGTTTCTTAGATGTCTTGAAGTCTATGATCGATAGCTCACCGTCAAACTCTGCAATACAATCGACGGTTCCTGCAATACCTAGGTACTCACTATATAGGGACCTTTCAAGAGCATGAATATTATCTATTCGTTTTAGATCATCCTTTGCAAGTAAGTATAAAAACTCAGACAATGGTTGTACGGAACCAGAAGGCATCTCTTCATTACGAAGAAAGTTCTCTACAAGTGTGTGCATATCAGTGCCACGACTTGTAGATTGTTTGGTTACTTTATTAGCTTCTGCCTCACCAACTCTCTTCCTCCACTTCACAAAAATTTCACGATTGAAGTGACTGGTGATTGATGTGACAGATACTAACTTGAGTGGACCTTCATGAGTTGGTACAGTATAATATCTAACACCGTCAATGGTTTCTCTACTTAGTTCTGGTAGATCAATATCAATGTGATTAAACATTGTGGAAAGGGCATTTTGTTCTGGCATCTTTATCAAATAAAATTGTATTCATAAACTTACGATCACTAACAAGTATGTCTCTTCGATTATCAAATGAATCTAAAAATTCTTCTGATGCTTTTTTCTTTTCGAGTATGAACTTATCATTCATGTTCTCACTATAAAATCTAATCCTAAAGAGAGGATCTCCCTTTTCGATATAAAGATCTTCTTCACCATCCTGCAACTTAATTGCAAGAGATATAATTCTGGGATGACTTCCCAGATTCCACCACCCACCAATGCCAATAAAGTTATTGTTTAGTGCAGTCTCTGGATGATCTAACATCTCAAACCAAATGTATTCATTGTCAAAGTCTGTCCAGAAATGAGTATTAGGAAACTTTAACTGAATTACTGGTTGATCTTGATCTTGAATATCACTAAGAACACAATAGATATTATCATCGATGAAATCATCTTCTTCATTACCTAAAGAATCTGCTCCAGCATTGAAATCTTCCATATCGATTTCAACAACATCCTCATCATCAAGTTTATATCGAAGTATATTCTCATCCAAACCCATTCTAAATGTGCATGGTGAATATGCAACGAATGTCCTATTATTTCTATGTTTCCAAACAGGACATTCACTATAGGTATAATTGTTATGGACTGATGAATCCTCTATACTAATAGTGACTTCTTCAAAAAAGTTATCTGGACAATAATATACCTTATAACTCATAGAATACCTAGTTCGTTTTTAGCAACGATATATTCTCTACACAGACCAGATCTTACGATATCATCAGCATCAAACTCAATGATATCAACTGAAGGCATTTGCTCTAGAATTTTCATAAAGTCAACGATACCATTCTTTTCATTGGTCTTTACCAGATCACTTTGACTTGCATCACCACAGAACATAATCTTACAGTTGTCACCAACCCTCGTAATAATACTATCGAGTTCATGATAGTTCAAGTTTTGGAATTCGTCAATGAGGAGAATGGAATTATCAAATGTAGTACCACGAATGAATGATGTACTCCAAAAACTAACTGTTCCTTGAGTCTTGAGATTGCCATAGAGCATTTCAAACTCGGCATCAGAAGGCATCTGGAACATGTACTTAACCATATTCTTGTATGGAATCTGATAGAGATTAGATTTGTCATCATGGTCTCCTGGAAGAAAACCAATCTCTCTGGTTGCCACAAGAGATCTAATCACATATACTTTTTCATATGGTGTAAATTGATCTAGAGCTTCTTTAATTGCATGGTATAAGGTAATGAATGTTTTACCTGTACCAGCAGTTCCATAAGCAACAACATGCTTTCCTTCCTCATATGATTTGAACAACTTCTTCTGATTTTCAGTGAGTGGTTCAATATTTAAAAGGTGATCCGTATTGATTGGTTTCTTGCCTTTAAGTGCTTGACGATGATACTCAGAATTAATACCAACGTTATTGTTGTTTCTTTTCCTTCTAGCCATATCAGATCTTTAGGTTTTGTGCGCCAGGTTGTTTGGATGCTTTATCAAGGATTTCATTCCAACCTGGTTTTGATTTAACAAGTTTGTCTTTCCACTCACCAATTGGTTCTAGTCCCAATCCAGGTGAATTTTCTGGAGTAAAAAATCGTTCCCAATTTGGATTATCAATTTTCCATTGATCCCATTCATGAATACTCATTTTCACTTCTTTGGTTTCACCAGTTTGTTTATTCTTAACAGGGTATGTTGCCATAATTATCACTGAGTGTAGTTTATTTAGATCTTAATCCAACGTTCGTTTGCAAGAGTCCATTCAACAACTTCCTTGACACGATCACGGATATTTTTTGGTTCCCATCCCAATGCCTTCATCTTTTCACCAGATAATGCATAACGTAAATCATGACCAGGACGTGCAGAGTGGAAGTCAACCATCTCATACTTAAGTTCCTTGCCCTGAGCATCAGCAATCATCTGTGCAAGTTGAAGATTGTTGAGTTCTTCTGCACCAACGATGTTAAACTTAGGACACCTTGCACCACCCCAAGTATATGACTCTACTTTCTTCCCAAGAAGAAACAAAAGTGCATCTGCAACATCTTCGGCATGAATGTAATGTCGTGATCCAGGAATTTCCTTGGTCACATCACTATGAATTGTAATTGCCTCACCATCACGAGCACGTTTAATGCACATGGGAATGAACTTTTCTGGGTGTTGACGTTGCCCAAAGACATTCATTGTGTGAGTAATGTATACAGGTACTCCGTAAGTGTTGTGGAAAGCAACTGCTAGTTCTTCACCACCTGCCTTTGTTGCACTGTATGGGTTAGTAGAATTGTAACGATCGTTCTCTTCATACAGAATACCATCTGGTGCAGGACCAAAGACTTCATCAGTACCAAAGTAAACAAATCTTTCTAGATGATCTAGACTACGGGCATAATCGAGGATGTTGCAGGTTGCTACAACGTTATCCATAACGAATTCCATAGGATATTCAATGCTGCGATCAACATGAGAACCAGCAGCAAGATGGAGAATGTAATCAACCTTACCAATGTCTGCAGCAATTAGTGGATTCACTGCTGCTTTTAGATCATGGAATACAATCCTCACCCGAGAACGATCTTCAGCAGAAAAATCTTTTAGAACGTCTTCAAGACGATTAAGATTTCCACTGAAGTCTAGACGATCTAGCGTAACTACTTCCCAGTCTGTATTTTTCAAAATCTGGGAAATTAAATGGTGTGCAACAAAACCTGCACCACCTGTAATTAACGCTCTTTTCATGTTCTTTCTCAAATACTTTTCAATTATAACCTAAATTGTTCTGTCTTGCAACCTCCAATTCAATCTGCTTTTTTAAAATACTGTTTGGTAGTTGCTTTGATCCATAGTAAACATTTTTAAATGGGTACTTCTCCATGGATTTTGTTTCCTCATAGTAAAATAATTTTGCTGCTCCAAGAGACTGACAAGCATCGCCTGCAATAGGATCAATGAAGAAATTAATGTCAGGAAATTGTTCTTGAATGACTGAGTTTGCACAGATGTTCAATGCACAACCTCCAGAAAATACAATGTTCTTTGTGTCTGGTCTTAAATCAAGAACTTGCTGAACTCTCATGACTAAAACTTTCTCCATACAATCTTGTATTTCCCATGCAAGTTCTGCTTTCTTTTGGAAATCGTCATAATGTCTAAGTTGAGGGAAGTTGGTTGTGTTGAATAATCTATTACTATAAAATACATTCATATTTGCCATTCCATTATCAAGAATGAATGATGGCAGGTCATCATTATGTTCACCATATGCAGCAAGACCCATGGTCTTCCCACATTCATCTCTAATAAATCCAAGATGATATGTGACAGTTCCATACATCACACCAATATCATAACAAGAATTAACATCAATGATATCATTATCTGTCAACATCTCAAAGAAATTATTTGGGAAATTGACTTCAATAAATCCTCTTGGTGATGGTGCAGGAACAATTAGATTTTTATACAGCAATTCAAAATCATTTGGGTACTTTGCATAATACAATGAAGTACTCTCCAGGAACATGATGTCATTCCACTTCTGAGCATTCTCTTCATCAGTTTCTGATAGTTCAATCTCTGCTAGTTTCATGAGAGAATCAATTCTATAATCAGCACCCCAACCATCAATCACAATGACAGCAGCTTCATCAAATCCCGATGCATAAAAACCAGAAGCAGCATGATAAAGATGATGTTCATCAACTTCAATGGTTGTTGTGATATTATTCAGTTTGAATTTTTTTAAGATCTCTTCAATATCTCCAATGTCTTTATCATCACCATTAGTAATAATAAATTCATCAATACCATATTGTTCATGAAATTTTAGAACAGGATCCCAAATACAAAGAAGTGAGTTGTCATGCTTCTTACCAGATAGTCTTTCTTCTAGAATAATTTCATGAACTTCTCCATTACGAATCATAGTGACACCTGCTTCGTGTCCACTAATTGAGAAACATACTACATTATAATTTTTCATTTTACTACCAACATATTAACATCAGGAAAATAAACATAATCCAAATCTGATTTTTTCAAAGATGCTATTGCTTGCCTTACAGTTTCAACTATCGGATCACCAGCAAGATTGAATGATGTATTCAATAAGATTGGAACCTTTGTATTAATATAGAAAGTTTTAATTAGATTATAGTAGTGAAAATTTTCTTGCTCATTAACTGTCTGTATCCTACAAGTTCCATCTACATGAGTAATAGCAGGAATATACTCTCGCATTTCTTCCTTTACTCTAAGATTAAATGTCATATAAGGAGAACTCTTCAAACCAATCATATCGAACCACTTATCAGCATGTTCTTCTAACACAGAACCAGCAAATGGTCTAAAACTTTCTCTCTTTTTTACAGTATTGACTATATCTTTTCCGTTAGGAATTCTTGGATCAAAAATAATGGACCTATTGCCCAATGCTCTAGGTCCAGTTTCAGATCTTCCTTGATGTATTGCTCCTATCTTTTTATCTAAAATCAGTTCAACAACATCATCATAAGTAACATCATATTTTATTTTCATACACTAGGTCCAAGATAAACATGCTTAAATGGGAATTTTTCCGTACTCTTTGTCAAACCATACCACAGATATTTTGCTGCACCAATTGCAGTCCCAGCATCATGAGGAATAGGATCAACAAAAAATTCTACTTCTGGAAATGCCTTTGTATACCTATAGTTATTGACACAATTCAAGAAGTAACCACCAGACATTACAATCTTATTCTTACCAGTCATATCAATTGTCTTTTGAATCATTCTACAAGTATGTTTGTAGGTTTCTTCCTGTAGTTTATGTGCAAGAGATGCACAGAGATAAGTATCCAGATCTGGTAATTCAAATTCACATTTGATATCATTATCTTCTAGGAAGTTTTCCATTGCTGATTGGATGTTTTCAATTGTCATCCAAACACCTTCCTTCTCATAGAACCAGTCGCATACAAAAATAAACTTATCCTTTTCATAGTTCCTCAGAATATGATAGTTCTGCTTATATGAATCAGATGCAAGTCTGTGTCCAGATAGACCCATTAATTTACCTGCTTCATTTGAACCACCAAGTTCAAAGACAGCACACATTATATTAAATAAGTCTCCACAACTCTTTGTTCTGGAGTAAATTTCATTCTTATTTCTTTTCCAAAATATTTTCCTTTCATCATCAGGATCTTCATCATCCTCATCTAACATAGAACAATGCTTGAATTTTGTAGAGAAAAGATTATCATAAGAACAATCAAAGATACTTTCGATTTCTCTGAAAGGATATCTGCTATGCTTATATGTTTCTTCTTTTCTGTAATCTATATCATAAGCACCACCACCATCTAGAACTAGTGCGGCAGCATCATCAAATCCAGATGCAAAGAATGCATTTGCAGCATGGTAGATGTGATGATTATCAGCAAATATCATTGAGGTATTGAAAGAAATACCTTCTTTCTGAAGTGCTCTAATAATATTTGACTTGATAACTTCATCTTCTTTTACTTTGTTCCTACCAAAAGAAGTAAAAATAATATAATCAATCCATGACGTATATTTTTTAATTGCATCTGTATGATGAAAAATCTCAGGAAATTCATCATCAGTGTCAATAAGGTCGAATAGAATCTCATATTCACCATCGGGGCATTTGACACCAGTCAGTCTATCATCTTCAGAAAAATATACAATCTCACCATCTTTCAGAAGACATGCAGATGGTTCGTGAGATATATTAACTCCTAAAATATACATTTATTATACCTCGTTCTTTGCGTAAATTAGGGTTGCTTTTTCTGGAAGATAAAGATATTCAAATGAAGATCTTTCTAGTGTTGATAATGCTTGCTTCATAGTATGAACGATTGGTTCACCTGCAAGATTGAAAGATGTATTACCGATTATAGGAACTCCAGTTAGATCCTTATATGCTTTGATCAAATTGTAGTAATGAAGATTGTTATCTTTACTTACAGTCTGAATTCTGCAAGTTTTATTCTTATGGATAATTGCTGGAATCTTTTTTGCCTGATCTGGTCTTACATCAATTGCATATGTCATGAATGGAGATTCTTCTATAGTTCCATTATCAAACCATTCAGAAAAATATTCTAACAAAATAGATCCAGCAACAGGTCTATACCATTCTCTTCTCTTAAGGATATTAATATGACTCCACATTTCATAAATGCGTGGATTGAATAGAAAAGATCTGTTACCTAGAGCACGTGGTCCTCCTTCATCAAGACCCTGATAAATGGCAATAACATTACCATCATCAATAAGTTTGGCAACAGTAGAGTAACTTACTTTTGGTATTACTTTCATCTAAAGACCTAGTATATGTTTTATTTATTATGCTCAGTCCATCCAAGTGCTTCAGCAATCACTGGAAACTGTCCAGCAAAGACACACTTACACTCATTAGCAATATCCATGTGTTCTTTCTGTGTTCCATGAGCAGAACGCAAATCGATATAATGGATCCATGATCGAACTGAGCCGCTCATGTAAATTTTTGTTGGTGTGGCCAAAGGAAGCACAAAACGAGCACATTCTTTTGCCACACCATGATCAAGCATAGTTTGATATAGATCCATTGCAGATGCAAAATGTCTCTCGATAGCAATCTCAAACTCTTGCTTATGAAAAGCATCCAAATCATCAATAGAATTCTGACGATTCTTAGTATCTTGACGACGTAAGTCTGGCAGAGGAATCTTAGTTGCTAGCATAGAGCTATCAGCATACCGTTGAGAAAACTCTTGGAATGTGAAACTTCTATGACGAAGGATTTGAGCTGCCAGTCCTCTTGTGGTCTCAATCTCAAGAGTCATAAATGCCATCTCAAAAATACTCCAATGCTGATGATTGATGCAGTATTTTAGAAGACCAGCAATCTTTTCATTCTCCTGATTATTTGGATTACTTACTCGGGCACAGTATGCAATATTTTTTTCTGCTTCAGGTGTGACAGAGATCAGTTTAACATTCATCTTTTTTAAATTTCTTACGACATAACTTAACTTCTTTGAGTTCATCTTTAATCATCTGATAGGCATCTTCAGGTGATATTTTCTTTGCCATTTCCATAGCAGTGAGGATTTCAACTCTTGTTCCAAAGTGTTTGAGTGCTTCCTCAAAACAATTTAATTCTTCATACATGATTTTTAAGCAGTCCACTCATCATCATTATACACTTCATCAAAATCTGAGACTGGTGCATAATAAGATGCAGGGTCATCAAAGTTCTCCTGCTTCGTTTGATATGCATTTACATCTGAGTATACTTCCGACTCCAGAGCATCAACCAGCAGTTTTAAATTTCTTACTATCAGTTTCAAATTGTCCTTTTCCATAGCACAAAATCTACTGTACTAATTATACTCATAAAAAAAGGACCTGTCAAGCAGGTCCTGATAGTCTAATACAAGTAACTCACTTGCTGTAAGTACGTCCACGATAACAGAATGTACCGTGGGTTTCTTTACTTTCAACACAACGAGTATTATACTCAACACCACGATATGAGGTGTGGGTAATCTGTGCGTCGTGAAGTGCAGATGCTTTGTTGATCTGCTTCTTGATGAGATTAAGTGTGTTCATGATTGTTACTCCTGAAGTTGGGTGAAAATTAACCTTCTCAGCTTTCGCTGGATCCGTTTTTTCCCGTTCCTTCAGTCGTTTGCGTCCCATGGGTAGCAATCAGGTGTTGATTCCTTCATGACCTCAATCAATTCCACCTTGTATTCGGGAGGAATATTCTCATTTGTTCTCATCCGAAACATAATTGAATCGGCTTGAGCACATGTGAGTGATGAATAGAATAGTAATTCTAACATAGGATGAACGGCTCCGTTCCGCGACTTACTTGCGTCTCCCTAGGGAGATGAACGACAGGTCTATTATAGACCTCATACTCTATTTAGTCAAGTGTCCTCGTATCAACACGAACACTTGTAATTATGTTTATTCAAATAATTTAAGGTTTCTTTGAGATCTCCACGATGCTTGAGTCCAATAGCAATCTGTGGGTACTGAGCAGTGTCACCAAACTCTGCATGGAATTGTCTGTCGGTAAAGTCTTTATCTAGAACATATTCATGGAAGTCTTCATGAATACTCTTAAGGAGCATACCAGCACGCTCACACTCTTGACTACCGTTACTATAAATTACTGCTTGCATTTGTCCTCCTTGTAGGTAATAGTTATTTGCTTGTAAACTTCATCTCGATTATCACTATTGTATACATTACAACGTTCGATCTTAGCATCTAAGATCTTCACTACATTATCTATCTGCAAATTAACTACAAAATCTTTGAATACAGGAGTGAGTCCTATCTTGTTAGATCCTGGTGCGTTAAAATCATCCATTGTCAATACCTTTGGGAAAGTTTTCAATCTCAGTCAGTTCATAGTCCCAGTCTTCCATGACTGTGTTAGCAAGGAATCTATCAGAAAGCATTTCCAATTCCTTCTCAGCATACTCTCTGGTCTCTGCTTCCAACCAAACATCAATCACCTTACCAAGTCTAAGTTTCTTGATATTCAACTCAGACAATCTCTTACAGGCATCTCTCACGGCATTACCAGGAGAGTCATCAACCTGTGACCTCAGACGGACAAATACAAGTGCTTTAAACTTCATTATTATAGTATGCAATAGTTGCGTGGAACTTATCTATGGGATCAACAGTCTCTCCCAATGCACTTCTTATTCTTACTTTCACTTCTTCATTACTAATCTCTTTTAAGATCTGTCGCAGTTCATCATCATCAAACTTGACGTAATAGTTATCACGATGTTTCATTTTACTTCTCCAATAACCCAAGATCTCATACCAAACGGTGTATCGTTGATAAGAGATCGTGTATTATATACTACTTCTTCTGGTACAACCAAACAGAATCCAATGCCAAGATTGAATACATTACGCATCTCCTTCTCAGTAATATCTCCTGCCTCCTGAATCTTGTTAAAGAGTTCTGGTCTCTCCCAAGCAGAGTAATCAACATCAACTGTAAGACCCATTGGAAGACACCTAGGAAGATTCTCAGGCAGTCCTCCACCTGTGATGTGTGCCATACCTAAGATAGGAACTTCATCCAACAGGTATTGAATAAGACGAGCATAGATGGTGGTAGGTCTAAGCAACTCTGGAATATTCTCATAAGAAATTAAATCTCTCGACAGCATATCATTGATGAGTGTATATCCATTACTATGGAGACCACTACTCTCAATACCAATGACTACATCACCAGGTCTGATGTTACTACCATTAACAATATCATTCTTCTCTACAATACCAGTACAGAAACCAGCAAGGTCATAGTCAGTTGCTCTGTAATGTTCAGCAGTCTCTCCACCTATGAGTTCCATTCCAGCCATTGTGCAACCAACATTAATCCCATACACAATGTCACTGACGTTAGCATCAAGTGTTTTACCAGAGACATAATCTAGAAAATATAATGGTTTAGCACCAGAACATATAACGTCATTGACGCACATAGCAACGAGATCTTGGCCAATAGTTGTATAATCATCAGCAATCCTACAAATGTTAATTTTAGTTCCTACACCATCAGCACCAGATACCAGCATAGGTTTCTCATATCCTGATGGGACTTCCATCATTCCACTGAAACCACCAATCTTAGGTGCTAATACTTTTAGATACTCTACAAAGGAACGTCCCTTGATAATGTCAACGCCAGAAGTTTTATAGTCCATTAGTGAATTTCTCCTTTCGCAATTTGTTCACGACGTTTTAGTTTCCATACTATGTAATCCATCGTTGGAATACACATGGGATTCCAACCTACAAATGTTGTGGATTCCTTACTTGGGATCTTCCAACAAGGAGCATCATCATTGTCAAGGTCTAATGATTTACGATACTCATCCTCACCATACATAACAACTGCTCTCTCAGCAGCATTCAAACTCTTGAAACAATCAAAAGCATTCTTTCTAATCTCATCAGGGATTTCGTGCTTCATTGAATAGCAAGTGGTTGTAGTCGATCAAGAATCTCACGATAGGCAGGAACAATATCACCTTCATCCTTCCTGAATAGATCCTTATCAAATCTTTCATCACTACCGATCTTCCAGAGTCTCATACTATCAGGACTAATCTCATCGGCAAGATACAAATCACCATGAGCATCATAACCATACTCAACTTTAAAATCAACCAGATCAATACCCATAATGTAGAACATCTGTCGGAGATAATCATTAATCCGTAGTGTCATCTCAATGAAAGGTTCTGGATTATATCCCATCAGACGCACACGGTCTTTTGTGAGAAGAGGATCATGCTTGCTATCATCCTTCAGAAAGAACTCAACAATCGGTTGTGGTAGTGGAGCACCTTCTACAAGAGTTGTCTCACGAACAATAGATCCAGCAGCACGATTGCGACAGATAACTTCTAAAGGAACAATACTAACTTTCTTACAGATCATCTTATTAGCACCAACCATGTCAATATAATGAGTTGGGATAAGTTCTTTGGAAAGTTTCTCAAAGATGACAGATGAAATACTACAGCAAAGAGATCCTTTTCCTAAAGGATGGTCTTCCTTTTCTCCGTTACCTGCAGTCACCTTATCGTGATACTCAATAATCACACGATCAGCATCGTCTCCCTGATAAACAGTTTTGACTTTACCTTCAATAATTACTTCCATTAATCTCTTTGTCTCCAGTCATCAGGTTTATCTCTTTGAAACCAGTCCTTGATATCATCAGCACTAGTGAACCCCATTTTATGATTGGATGGATCGGGGTCTCCTAAACCCATCCTATTCAGAAAATCGTCGGTACTACCTTCCTCAATATCTTGCGATGCTTGCCTTCGTGCCTTCTGTAACCAGTCTCTAGCAAGGGTATGGGACTTGGCAAGTTTATCTGCCCAGATCATGTCCTCAAGTGGAACACTTTCTTTGTTTACGATACATCTACAAATAGACTCTAGTCTTAGTCTGTACTGAGTAGATAACATATTAGTCTCGTAGTTTTTTTTGTAAATCGGAAACCCGTTGATACTCGTCAAGAGCATTTTCAGAACGATATTTGAGAATAGTTTGAATATCTTCTAAGATAACTTCTGTATCAACGTAGTCATCAAGATATTTATCAATCGCATCTTTAAGATAACGTAATCTATGCCACTCAGGACTATAAGGTTTGTATTCCATAATAATGCGTTTGATATTTTTGAATTATATACGCATCTCGACTGATTGTCAAGAAACTTTGTAGTTACATTTCAAAATCTTTAGATTCTTCAATCAGTGAATTGATATATGTTTCGGTTCCATCAAGTTTCTTAACCTCAAACAAAGGAGATCTCATATATTTTTTAATACTCTTATACTCCTTCATAAGTTTATCAACTTCAGATTGGTCAATTGTAACCTTTGCTTTTCCTTCCTTGGAGTCATCTATATTGTTATTAGAGAATCCACCAAATCCTTTATTCATTTCTTTTTCTTTTCAGGTGGTGCTTTATATCCATACAAATTAGGTCGAATCCTTCCTTCAGTTTGATTGAAGTTCAATAGATCGTAACGATATAGATCATAGTAATGATCGAAAATATCTACCTTTTTGCTTGACATTACAATATCATAATGAATAGTTTTATCAAGCACGTACTCTACCAAGTATGAATTTGTTGGTAGAGATTTATCTTCCGCCAATTTAGGATCACAATCCTCATGAATAATAATAAATTTCAACTACGTCCTCCCCAAGTAATGTCTGGATATGCTTCTTTTACATTGTCTAAAGAAATCTTATACTTAGTAGATAGTTTTTTATCCTTTACAAGAACTAAAATCTCTGCTTCTTCTGGATGTAAACCCTCAAGAATGTTAATAAACATCACTTCCCTTCGGATAGAAGATAGAGAATTGTTTCCACCATGAACAAAGTTATAAAACTTTTCTGCTTCCTTTCGGATAGATGTCTTTTTTGCTCTCTGCGATTCTTCAGCAACAGTATTATTTTTCTGACTTGACGTTCTAATCTTATCAGAAAGATTGCCAGATGCTGTTACATCTTCCTTAAGGTTTCCATATGGAACTTCTCCTTGAGGAAGCAGTGAACGAACTGTCTCATCAAAATTCCAAATGAGAATTGATTTTAGTGGAAGGCAGTCATTCTTTTTGAGAACTTCTACCTTTTTTGCATTACTGCGTTGCTTAGAAACCAATTCAAGAATTTCATGCATAAAAGCATTTGTTGGAAGTTCAGGAAGAGGTGTCGTCGTCTTCTTCTTTTTCGTAGTAGTCGTCATAAGTATTTTCAAAGCGTACTGCTAAAATTTCATCGGGTAAGATGTTTCCATTTTGGTCAAACATCTCTGGGTGAGTGTATCCCTTATAAGAATATAAGTTCTCTTTCACTAGGAATCCAATAACTAAACCGAGTGCTAGTAAACAGATTCCTAACACGATGCTGATTGCTATGATTGCTGCTTGCATGGATTTTCTCCTTGAGAACGTTTTTTTATTTCAAAAGTCATTTCAAAATTAAACAATTTAATTTTAAATTCTACTGACCTTTCTTTTGGTTTTACGATCTCCCTCCCAGATTCTAACATAAGTTCCAATCCACGGTCAACGCGGATGTCTTTCTTATTTAGATCTTTTTCTGATCCTTTTTCCCTTGTCATTTCTATACCTTACCACATCATCTAATATGCTGTCCAAATATATTTTCACCTTTCTTGCAAGTGGTTTTGATAGGTATCCATATGCTTCACGCAATTGTTTATGGGCATTATCAGAACCACCTTCAATATAATCTGCTAGATCAGAACTTATGGTTGAGATACTATTGGCACTTGAACTATCTAATATCTCACCCAAATCATCTCTGGTAAAATTATTTTGTTTTAAATAATCGTATAACCTCAAATTTAAGTTCTGTTTCAAAAACGCATCATCTACAGCACCCTCAATAAGGACATAGATTTCTGCTAATTTTTGTTTCATTAGATTACTTTCTGCTCCTTTAGATATGCAACTGTTTCAGTACAACCACCAAGTTTAACCGAATCATCAGCACCAGCATTAAGAATTACTTGTGGAAAAGTTGACCCATTCCCAAAAGTTTCATAAAATTCTTCTCTAGTGTAATCAGTTCCAAGATCATAGACGACGTGCTGCTGTTCTGCAAGTTGCATAATGTTTTTAATTTTGTCACAAAAAGGACAACCATACTTTGAATAGATTGTGTACATAGAATTCCTCCAAACGATATAATTATACCAGATAATTTTTAATATGCAAGAAAAAAGAGCCTAGATTATAGACTCTTGATTACATATTCAATTTTTATATAGGTTTATGCAACTCCTGGTATGAAATTTCTTCTAGGTTTATATCGGTATAACTTAATTTTGCCATCCTCTTCGTGCCCTATCCAGTCTTGAATTTTGCGTTTATTTACTTCTTGGAAAAATTCTTGATTAAAATACCACTCTTGCCATTCTGTATTTGCTTTAGATCCGTTACATGATAGGCAAGAGCAAACAACATTTGTTGTATAGTTAGTTCCACCTTTTGATTTTGGAACTACATGGTCAATTGTTAAATTCTCTGTTGAACCACAGTAAGCACATTGATTATCCCACTGCTCTTTGATTCTTCTTCTCCACATTTTCCTAGCTTCCTTTCGGTTTACGGTGTGCAAGTTATAGAGATATCCTTGAGGAGATGCGTAAAGTTCCATACGATACGAGTAAAGGACAAAAAAAGGGCAGACCCGTAATGGATCTTGCCCTAGAGAGTATTAAAAATAATTTTGACTTTGCATATAGAGTGTTCCAACTCTCATGATTTTATTTAGTCATCCAAATCCTTTATTACTATTCTTTGTCACATCTAATACTTCTATAGTACAACCTTTGAAATTTCTACATTGCTCAAACCATACTGCTCGAAGGATTTCATAGTCTTCAATTACGATAGACTTGTATCCAGGAACATTTAACCTATAAGTATGACGATCATATGTACCGTCAGAGGTTTGTGTAAAGTATTGTGGATCTGTAGGGTCAATTAGTTGAGTCATTGCTTTACAATTTTAGCAGCATCACGATCAAAAATCTCAAGTCCAGCATCAGTCAGAATGTGATCATACATTCCATCAAATACTTTAGGTGGCATTGTGCAAATCTCAGCACCATTATACCAGGAACGAATTGCACGTTGAACATTGCGAATGGAAGCAGCAAGAACCTGAGTTTCCATACGGTGGATTCGATAGAGTTCGGAGATAGATCGTATAACCTCCAGACCTGCCACTGACTGATCATCCAAACGTCCTACGAAGGGTGAGACATAAGTTGCACCTGCCTTTGCTGCCAGGACTGCCTGAGCAGCACAGAAGATCAGTGTGACATTAGTACGGACCCTCTCTTTAGAGAGTTCCTTACAAACTTTTAGACCATCACGGGTCATAGGAAGTTTGATTGTACTTACACTACCAAACTTATCAACTAGTCGAAGTGCTTCATTCAACATAGTCTGAGCATCACCCATGACTTCCATACTGATATCTTGAACACCAATGTCTTTGATCTCTTGGTATACAACTTCAGGATCTCGTCCTGACTTCATAATCAGTGATGGATTGGTTGTGACACCATCAACTAGTCCAGTCTCAAAATAATTGCGAATAAGTTCCGTGTCTGCTGTGTCTAGAAAAATTTTCATTCACAAAAAAAGAGGGTGTTTAACCCTCATATTATATCATTCTTCAGTTTGTTTGTAAAGACTCTCTAGTTTCTCTCTAGACAAATCCACATACATCAACTCATCACCAGGAGCAGGTGCCTCTGGATGCTTTGGTTTGGGAGGTTTACTCATCTCTATATTAATAGATTGAATGTTACTCCACATCATTGCAAACGCAGCACCACCAATAATAGAGAAGCATACAAAATAAAGAAAGACTTCAAAGTTATTCATTTTAGTTTCCTTGGTAAGATGGGACCATCATACCACCATCTTGATCGTCATCATCGTCAGGATTCTGAGCAACAAAGAACAAGATTAGCAGTGCAATCCACATTAAAACATATTCAAAGTGCATTATTATGCCTCTTGAAGAGATTGAACTGTATTGTGAAGTTCTCCAATATCACGGAGACCTTCAACACTGAACCAGGGAGCATTAGCCCAACTAAATCCTTCACCCATGGTACTATCGGGTGCTGTGATGTACCAATGACATGCTGTGTCTGGTACATCTACTGCACACTTGGACCAATCATCCTGCCACTGTGGGACTTGAACCCACATCAATGCAGCAAACATAAAAGTGAAGAGTGATTTAATCACAGTGCGTTACCTCTTGGTAGTACTTCTTCTGGGAATACAAACTGCTCATGAGGTTGGTCAACTGGTGCTAACCATGCTCTCAATCCCTCGTTTAACAAGATATTTTTTGTATAAAAAGTCTCAAATTCAGGATCTTCTGCTGCTCTGATCTCTTGACTTACGAAATCGTAAGCACGAAGATTGAGAGCAAGACCAATAATGCCAATACTGGATGTCCAAAGACCCATAACAGGCACAAACAACATGAAGAAATGAAGCCAACGCTTGTTAGAAAACGCAATACCGAAGATCTGCGACCAGAATCGGTTTGCAGTGACCATAGAGTAAGTTTCCTCCTCTTGTGTTGAATCAAACGCCTTAAAGGTGTTTGCCTGCTCACCGTCTTCATACAATGTGTTTTCAACTGTGACTCCGTGAATTGCTGATAATAGTGCTCCACCTAGGATACCTGCAACTCCCATCATATGGAATGGGTTGAGCGTCCAGTTATGGAAGCCCTGTAGGAAGAGTAGGAACCTAAAGATCGCTGCAACACCAAACGACGGCGCAAAGAACCAACTGGACTGTCCGAGAGGATAGATGAGAAACACACTGACAAAAACAGCGATAGGCCCAGAGAACGCAATAGCATTGTACGGACGAATT